TGCCGGTCTTTTGTTGCTTGGGACTTGGGTATGGGCGATTCTACTTGTTTGTGGGTGGCTCAACTGTGTGGCAAAGAGGTGCGGCTTATTGACTGCGTCGAGAACCACGGACAAGGTTTGGACTGGTATGTACGCTGGCTGCAAGACAATGACTATGCGAGGTGGGAGCAGTTCTTACCGCATGACGTTGAAGTTAGAGAACTTGGAACTGGAAGATCGCGCAAAGAAGTACTCATGGAGGCAGGACTAAACATAACTGTTGCGCCTAGATTGTCGGTAGCTGACGGTATTCAGGCTGTCAGACGGTTGCTTCCGCGCTGTTGGTTCGATCCAAAGACTAAGCCTGGCCTAGATGCTTTGCGTAACTACAGGCGCGAGCATGACGAGAAACGTAACGTATTCTACGAAAAACCCCTGCATGATTGGGCATCACACTACTCAGATAGCTTCAGATACTTGGCGATAAGCCTTGACGAAGGCACTGATTCGTGGTCATCAAAGTTGCCAAATAACGTGCAATGGGTTGTATAATTACTAAAATTCTAGGGGTAGCGCATGGATTCGGAAGAAATTAAGGGAATTCTTGAGGATGAGATAGATAACTCTATCGGCTTTATTGACTCTGAGACTACAGACCAGCGTCAGAAGGCGTTGGAATACTATCTCCGTGATCCTTATGGTAATGAGGTAGAAGGCCGTAGCCAGATCGTTACCGGCGAGGTAGCTGAAGCTGTTGATGGCGCATTGCCGCAACTGATTCGCGTGTTTACTACTACCGAAGATATTGTCTTGTTTGAGCCACAATCGGCTGATGATGAGGCTACTGCTAAACAGGCTACTCAGTATTGCAATTGGGTGTTCTACCGCGACAATGCTGGTTTGTTGATCCTGCACAATTGGTTTAAAGACGCGTTGCTGCAAAAGGTTGGCGTGGTTAAAGCCTATTGGAATGACAGTACCGATGTCACAAAAGAAACTTACAACAATCTTACGGATGATGAGATTGCTCTGCTGTTGTCTGACGAATCAATGGAGATTGTCAAACAGAAAACAGAGATAGTTGACATGGGTGGTATGCCTGTTGCGCTGCACAAGGTAACAGTCAAGAAGGTCAAGAAGTCAGGCAATGTTGTTATCGAAAATGTACCGCCTGAAGAATTCCTGATTAGCAAGAACGCTAAGACTATTGCTGATAGTCCGTTTACAGCGCATCGTCGTCTGGCTCCACGATCAGAATTGATCGCAATGGGCTACGACAAAGAAACGGTAATGAACTTACCGGCTTACGATGACTTGACGTTTAGCCCTGAACGTATTGCCCGCTATGATAATGGCGAGCAACCTGATGAGCAATCGCTTGATCCGTCAATGCAGCGTGTTGAGGTATACGAGTGCTATATACGTCTTGACGTGAATGATGACGGTATTGCGGAGCTGCGTCGTATTGTCTATTGCGGTAGCGAGATTCTTGAGGATGAGGAAACAGATAGCGTCCCATTTCACTCAATCTGCCCTATTCCTATCCCACATAAGTTCTTTGGTCAGTCACTAGCTGACCGGACAATGGACATTCAGCTAATCAAGTCTACTGTCACTCGTCAGATGCTTGACAACATTTATCTGACAAACAATGCCCGTATTGGTGCGGTTGACGGTCAGGTAAACATTGACGATCTGCTAAACGCTACGCCTGGCGGTGTGATCCGGCTGAAGAATCCTAACGCTATTGTGCCTATTCAGGTTCCTAGTGTTACGGCTCAAGCCTTCCCAATTCTGGAATACATGGACAGCGTACAAGCCAAGCGCACAGGCGTATCTGACGCTCAACAGGGCTTGAATCCTGACATCCTGAGTAATGTAACGGCTGCTGCGGTAGCTGCAATGACACAGGCCAGCACTGGCAAGCTAGAGCTGATTGCCCGTATCTTTGCTGAGACAGGCGTTAAATCGTTGTTTCAAGGCATTTTGCAGATGCTTTGCAAGTATCAAGACAAACCGCGTATTATCCGCATGAACGGCAAGTACATCCCATTTGATCCGCGTGAATGGACTAATGAATACGATGTGTCGATTAATGTTGGCCTTGGCTCTGGTAACAAAGAGCAACAGTTAGCAATGTTGCAAATGATCTTGGCTAAACAAGAGCAGATATTGCAGCAGTATGGTCCTGGCAATCCATTGGTAGCAGTCAGTCAGTACCGCAACACGTTGGCTAAGTTCATTGAGGCTGCTGGCTTCAAGGACGCTGACCAGTTCATGAACAAGATCACGCCTGAGATTGACGCTCAATTGGCTGCTCCTAAGCCACCACCACCTGATTCGCAAGCTGAGTTCGCTAAGATGATGGCGCAGGTTGAGCAGGAAAAGGCGCAGGTAGCTCGTGAGAAGAATCAGGCTATGGCTCAGATTGATGCTGCTAAGTTGCAGCTAGATCGTCAAAACTTGGAAGCTAATTATGCCCAAAAGGGTATAGAGATGGCAATGAAGAACCAGAAAGACCAGCAAGAACTCAAGCTGAAAGAGGCTGAGTTAGCTGTTAAGCAATTGCAAGCTGTACTAGCTATGGATATTGCTGATGAAGATAGTCGTAACAAACAAGCTGATATTGTTCTTAAAGCAATTAAAGAGATTGGTGCAATTACTAAAGGTTAATATGGGATTGCTAGACAATATTGATAATTTTTTAGGAACTAGGATAGGATTATTAGTAAATGATCCTAGAGCTGCTATTAATAAAATAAATCAAGATGCGGGTATTTTTAATCAGGCTTCTTTATTAGCTACCCAAGCAGAGCGCAACTCTATGCGTAATTTACCTATTACTGCTGAACAGTTAGCTGCAAAGCAATATGTTGATAGAGTTAATGAAAATTTAGCAATGGGGTTTGCTGGAACTGTTGGATCATCTTCTAGAGTATTACCATTGCCAACTATGGGTGAGATAACTAAATTTAGTGGGCCCTTACCTAAAGGTGATCTTTATAGGGAATTAAGTGCAAATAAACTTTTAAACATGGCTTCTAGTTCTTCTCCGATGGGTAATCCTGTAACTATGTTTGCTGAAAAACCTGAAATGGCTTTGGGTCAAAATGCAAATAAAGGAATTATGTTTAAAATTGAATCTGAAGGAATAACGGGTAAGCCTTATTTAGATAAACCTGGATTAGGCCAAGCATATTTGCAAAAAAGCGGAGAATTTGAAATTAAAGAAAATCCATCGCGTTTATTAAGTGCAATAAATGAAATATGGGTTTCTCCTGAAGCATATAAAAATATATCAAAATCAGAAAAAATTAGAATTAGCAGAATGTTATCGGATTTTGAAAAATCTGGTGTAAAAGTTAATAAAGTTGATGTATTACCTGGAAGATAAATGAACAAAGCAGATTGGGCTAATAACTTAATGCTTGATCCTAACTGGCAAGAGGTTATGTCAGAGCTGAGATCAACAGAGTTAGCTAAGTTTACTAACAGCGACTATCACGATGTAGAGGCCAGAGAACAGGCTTACATTCGTCTTAGGACGCTAGAGAGTATTACTGACCACTTAGAAGGGCTGAAAGCTCAGAAAGCCATTGACAAGAAGCGTTGGAAGATTTTGTAGTCTGACATGGCAGTTCCATGTAAAATTAAGGAAATAACAACATGAGCGAAACGACTAGCGCGACACCGGAATCCGGTAGCGGAGAGTTGACAGTAAATGAGGCGGCTAACGCTTTCATGGGTTTAATGGGCAGTGAAGAAGGCTCCGACGAAGGACAACCAGAAGCACAGGCTCAATCCTATGAGGACGAAGGCGAAGAACCTGAAGAAGAATCTAACGATGAATATGAAGGTGAAGAACAGGAAGATAGCGAACAAGAAGAACAGGAACGTACCTACCGCGTGAAAGCTGCGGGTGAAGAAAAGGACGTTACCCTAGACGAGCTTGTTAAGAATTATCAACTTGGCGCTGACTATACTAAAAAATCGCAAGCTGTAGCTGAAGAACGCAAGGCTGTTCAGGCCGAATACCAAGCGATTCAAGAGGCGAAGCAACTGAGAGATCAGTACGCACAGCAACTTCAGGTGATTGAGCAAATGCTTTCACGTGGGGAAGAACCAGAGAATCTTGACTACTTGAAGGAAACTGATCCAATCGGTTACGCCGTTAAGGTAGCGGAACTCTCACAGAAGGAAAAACAACTTTCTCAGGTACGCGCTCAACAGAATCAAATTAGAGCGCAACAAGAGCAAGACAGGCAGCAGTGGATGGCTAACCTAGTCCGGCAGGAATCGGAGAAGTTAGCAACAGCGCTACCTGACTATGTTGATCCTGAAAAGGGTGAGTCGCTGAGAAACTCAGTGCGCTCATACGGTAAAGAGTTAGGGTTTTCAGATGAGGAATTGGCAAGCGTTGTCGATTCTCGTCACGTTATTACGCTGTACAAGGCTATGCAATACGACAAGCTACAGAAGTCGAAGCCTGGTATCAATAAGAAGTTAGCTGAAGCCCCGAAAGTTATGAAGTCGGGAGTCTCGCAGCCTCGGGATACTAACAGTGAGCAGGTCAAGAAGTTAAAGGCTAAAGCAAGGGCTACCGGAAGGGTAGCTGACGCTGCGGCACTATTTGAACGATTTATTTAAAGGAAATTATCATGCCTACATATCAAACATTTACGGCTATCGGTCAGCGCGAAGATTTGTCCGATATGATCTACAACATCTCGCCTACTGAAACTCCAATCATGTCGTCGATTGGCAAGACCAAGGCTACCGCTGTTTATCATGAGTGGCAGACTGACTCGCTGGCTGCTGCTACTACCGCTAACGCTGCTGTCGAGGGTGCAGATGCAACGTCTGGCACGATGGCTCCTACGGTTCGCGTTGGTAACTACACGCAGATCGTGTCTAAGACTATTCAAGTCTCTGGCACTCTGGAGAGCGTGGACAAAGCTGGTCGTAAGTCTGAAAAGGCTTATCAGTTGGCTAAGGCTTCGCAAGAACTGAAGCGTGATCTGGAAACCATCATCACTGCTAACCAAGGCAAGTCGGCTGGTACGTCTACGGTTGCTCGCACTATGGGTTCGCTGCTGTCGTGGATCAAGACTAACTCGTCGCAAGGTAGTGGTGGTTCGGCTCCTGCAACTTCCGGCACTTCGACTCGTACCGATGGTACACAGCGTACTGCTACCGAAGCATTGCTCAAGACTGTTATCGCTTCGATCTTCGATGCGGGTGGCAATCCTAAAGCTGTGTTCGTTGGTTCGGCTGGTAAGCAGAAGATGTCCACTTTTGCTGGTATCGCTGTCAACCGTTATCAGATCACGAAGCCTGAAGCTGGTGTGATTATTGGTGCTGCTGACATTTATCAGTCGGACTTCGGTCAACTGTCTATCGTTCCTGATCGTTTCATGCGTAACCGCGATATGCTGATCCTTGATCCTGAGTACGCTGCTATGGCCTTCCTGCGCCCATTCATGACTAATGAGTTGGCTAAGTCAGGCGACAGCGAGAAGACTCAGATTCTTGCTGAAGTAACTCTTGAAGTGAAGAACGAAGCTGCTCACGGAATTTGCGCGGACCTCGATTTCTCACTGTAATGAAACTAGCCCCTGACTTCGGTTGGGGGCTTTTTATAAAGACTAATGACAAACTTTAGACATCAAAAAGTTCACAGGGATGGTGATGGCGGTATTATCATCGAGACTAACCAAGACATTAGCGACATTCTCGCAAGAAACAAGATTCTCCAAGAGGTAGATAAGGCTAGGACAGGCGATACAGACGACTTGCATTTGATTGGCTCTATACCGTTTACAGCAGTAGATAAGTTAAACGAGATGGGCATCATGCGAGGCTTTGCAATCGTAGATGATAAGGCATTTAGAAGTTGGCTCAATCATCCTGACCAAGCTGCACTGAAAATCTATAGGGGAACAGTATGAGAGTTGGCGTTTGTGTACCTTGCCGTGATGAAGTGCATACAGGTTTTGCGTTTGATTTTGCCCGTATGTGCGCCCATGATGCTTCAGTTAGATGTAAGGATGGCAAAGGCGGTTTAAGCCTTTATACGATGCCAGGCACGTTGATATTCGACCAGCGTGAGAAGTTGGCTCAGGTGGCTTTAAAAGAGGGCTGTGACGCTGTTTTGTTCATTGATAGCGACATGAGGTTCCCACATGATTTAATTACGATTATGTTGAGCCGTGAGGTGGACATAGTTGGAGTAAACGCAGTAACTAGACGCAGACCATCATTCCCTACCGCTAAATTGCTGGTTAAGAGTGAAGATGAGAAGGGTATCCGTCATCATTGGTCTAACGTAGATTCGCGTGGTAAAGAAGGTATTGAGATCGTTACTGCTGTTGGATTTGGTGCAGTGCTGATCCGTAAGAAAGTATTTGAAACACTATCTGCTCCGTGGTTTGATGCAGGTTGGGGGCCAACAGGTGTAGTGGGTGAGGATGTGTTCTTCTGTGTAAAGGCTGGCGATGCAGGTATTGATACCTATGTTGACCATGAGCTTTCAATGCACATTAAACATATTGGCACGCATGAATACAGTTGGGACGATGTAGATGATAAAGCCTTGAGGGGCGATAATGGCACTGACTAGCTATTCAGACTTAACTAACACGATCTCAAGCTATCTAGCTCGCAGTGACTTAGATAGCATTATTCCTACGTTTATATCGTTGGCTGAGATGAGATTACGCAGGGAATTGCGTATTAGACAGATGCTAGTAACTGCTCAAGCATCAACAACAGGCGGTGATTCTACTGTTGGATTACCGTCTGACTATCTTGAGATGCGCGACATTCACGTTGCTGCTAATCCAAATGGTCAGCTTAACTACGATACGCCAAACGTATTCTACAAGCGCAACATATCAACCGAATCAGGTCTGCCAAAGCGTTACACAGTGTTATCGGCTGAATTGCAACTGTCTCCTATACCTGATGGCGCTTATACGTTGCAAATGCTGTACTACGCGCAACCTGCTTTCCTAAGCTCCACAAACGCAAGTAATGTATTCATGGCTTATTGCCCTGACGCGTTGCTTTACGCTGCTTTAGGTGAGGCTGAACCGTATCTAATGAACGATGCTCGACTACAGACTTGGGGTACTCTGTATGAGAGAGCAATTGCTGCCATTACTGTCGCAGATCAATCTGGCGAGTATAGTGGTCAACCAATGTCCATGTCTTTTAACTAAGGATTATTATGGCTGAAATGTCCAATTATTTAGAGAACGCGTTAATTAACGGTACTCTACGTGCAAGCAGCTATACGGCTCCTACGACTGTTTACGTTGGTTTGTATACTACCGATCCTACTGATGCTAATACTGGCACAGAAGTCTCTGGTGGCTCTTATGCTCGTACTTCAGTTACCTTTGGCGCTCCTAGTAATGGTGTAACTACTAATAGTGCAGCAGTAACATTCCCTACGGCTACAGGAACATGGGGAACTGTTGGCTGGATCGGTATTCTTGATGCTGCTACTAGCGGTAACTTGCTTTACCATACGCCACTAACATCATCAAAATCTATTACTTCAGGTGATATTTTTACTATTGCAATTGGTAATCTTTCCGTTACTTTGGAGTAATCTATGGCGCTGGTTATTGCTGATAGGGTTCGTGAAACATCGACCACTACAGGTACTGGTACGCTGACTTTGGCTGGCGCTGTATCTGGCTTTCAAACATTTAGTACGGCTATTGGCAATACTAATACTTGCTATTACACAATTACTCTAGGTTCTGAGTGGGAAGTTGGTCTAGGCACTGTAGCTGCTGGCACATTAGCTCGTACTACGGTATTAAAGTCATCTAATGCTGGCTCTGCGGTTAATTTCGGTGCTGGCACTAAAGATGTCTTTGTAACGTATGCGGCTGATGTTGCTGCTATAACGAGTGCTGCACAGACATTTACGGCTGCTCAGACGTTTAGAGCGTCTAATGCTATTCGCTCTGAGGCTGCGTCTACACAAGATGCTATCGTTATTGCTGGTAGGGCTGGAGGTACATCGTCCTATGCTGTTACGTTGACTCCTGCGACATTAAGCGCAAGTAGAACAGTTACTATTCCTGATGGTGGGGCTAACTATACGGTTGGCTATTTAAATGTTCCGCAGTCTGGTTCAGATAAAACCACATCATATACCTTAACTATTAGTGATATTGGCGAGTTTATTGGCGTTGGAAGTAGTGGATCAATCACTATTCCAAACTCAACATTTGCTGCTGGCGATATTGTTTCTATTTTTAATAATACGACAGGAAATATTACAATTACTTGTTCTATTACGACAGCTTACATAGCTGGTACGAATACGGATAAAAATACGATGACTTTAGCAACGAGAGGCGTTGCAACTATCCTATTCATTAGTGGAACTGTTTGCGTAGTTACAGGAAACGTAACATGAGTGGAATTATAGCAATGCTGCTTGGTAGTGTTGTTAGTAGCGCACCCACATCAGTAGAATACCTTGTTGTTGCAGGTGGTGGTGCTGGCGGGTGGATACCATCGGGGAATGCTTATGCTGGTGGTGGCGCAGGTGCGGGTGGGTATAGATCAGGAACATTAGATGTTGCCATAGGCATTACTCAAACTGTAACCATTGGAGGTGGAGGTGCAGCGAGTACATCATCTGCTGCCAATGGTTCTGACTCTGTTTTTGCAACTATCACATCTACTGGCGGTGGCGCTGGCGCAAAAGGTGATCTTGTTGCCCAAAACGGGTCAAGCGGTGGTAGCGGCGGGGCTGCTACTTTTATCGGAACAGCGGGGTCAGGAAACACGCCATCCACTTCTCCATCACAAGGTAATAATGGGGGTATTGATTCAAGTACATTAGGAGGCGCATCTCCTGGTGGTGGTGGCGCAAGTGCTGTAGGTGGAAGTATTACGACAACTACGGGTAATGGTGCTGCTGGTGGTAACGGTTCGTCATCTTCAATTTCTGGCTCATCCGTAACTTACGGTGGTGGTGGTGGTGGCGGCGGGTATGCAAGTGGAACTGGTGGATCAGGTGGAACTGGTGGGGGAGGAGCTGGCGGCAATGGTGGAAGAAATAGTGGCACTGCCGGAACAGCAAATAGTGGTGGTGGTGGCGGTGGTTCTGGCTCTTCTCCTAGTGGCGTTGCTAGTTCTGGCGGTGCTGGCGGCTCTGGTATTGTGATTATTCGATACGCAGATACATATCCAGCAGCAGCGTCAACTACTGGCTCTCCGACAATTACAGTCTCTGGCGGCTACCGTATTTACCAGTGGACTAGCTCCGGCTCGATCACGCTCTAAGGCACGACATGGCTCACTTTGCACAACTTAATGAGAACAACGTGGTCACTCAGGTGATCGTGGTGAACGACAACGACTGCTTGCTTGGCGGCGTTGAGAATGAAACTGTTGGCGCGATGTTCTGCAAGTTGCTCTTTGGTGCAGATACGCGCTGGAAGCAGACCAGTTACAACGCTAAAATACGAAAAAACTATGCAGGTGTTGGTTATACATATCATGCTGACATTGATGCTTTTATTCCTCCACAGCCTTATCCGTCTTGGACGTTGGACACTAATGCTCAATGGCAACCACCAATAGCAATGCCTACCGACGATAAAGCATATTTTTGGGATGAAACAGCAATTTCATGGATTGTTACAACACCAATTATTGTAGGAACTTAAATGCTTGGATTTTATCCTTTATCTGCTGCTGCAATATCAACTGATTTATCTGGATTAATAGTATCTGGAGATGCAGTAGTTAATGGAGTTGCTACAATAGTATGCGATGGTTCAACAATTTATAACGCGTCTGCTGCAATTAATAGTGTTGCTATAGTTACTGCTGCTGGTAACTATATATATGTTGGTCAAGCTGATATTTTAGCATTAGCGTTAGTTGTTGCTGATGGTGCAAAACAAATTAACGCAGAAGCTAATGTAAACGGGTATGCAACTATAGTTTGTAGTCCAAATGTTAATTATTCAGGTTTTGCAAATATATTAGCTGATGCAAGTATTGTAACAATTGGTACAATTATTGGTGATGAATGGATTGATGAAACTGAGTCTCCTAATACATGGAGTAATATTTCTGCTAATAGTAATACATGGACAAATATACCTGCTGAAAGTAATACATGGCTCAGACAAAATTAGTATTTGGCGAATGGCTACCAGATCAACCTGGCGTTACTGGTGCGCTTACAGAGGCTAAGAACTGTATTCCTGTGACTAATGGCTATGAGCCAATGCAGTCAGAGGCAGACTTGAGTGGTAGCGCAGGTCAAACATTGCTGACAGCCTTTGCTGGCAAGTATGCTCAGACATCTACTCTCTTTGCTGCTGGCGCTACACAGGTCTTTAAATACGATAACTCTACTCGCGCATTAAATGCAATGACTACGACGGGTTATATTGGGATTGAGTATTGGGATGCTGCTCAGTTTGGCGATGTAATGTTGCTATCCAATGGAGTTAGCAAGATACAAGCAGTTGATCTAAATACGGCTAATAACTTTGTAGATGTGGCTGCTGCTGCGCCTACTGCTAAGTACATTACCGTAGTACGAGACTTTGTAGTGGCTGCTAATGTTACTGGATACGAAAACAAGGTCTACTGGTCTGACATTAACGACGAATCTAACTGGACACCTAGCGCTACAAGCCAATCAGATACGCAGGTAATCGCTGATGGCGGTGACATCATGGGCTTGGCTGGTGGTGAGTATGGATTGGTTTTGCTTGAAAAAGCCATCTACCGCATGACTTATATTGGTAGTCCGTTGTTCTTCCAGTTTGATGCTATCTCGCGTGGTATTGGCTGTTTATCTAACGGCAGTATTTCTCAATATAATGGATTAACTTACTTTTTATCTAATGATGGATTCTATGTTTCAGATGGTCAAACTGTTAAATCTATTAGCGCAGGTAAAGTAGATAAATGGTTCTTTGATAATGCCGATCCTAATAGCTTTGGTGTAATGTCATCGTCAGTTGATCCTATTAAGCGTCTTATTGCTTGGTGCTTTACTAATGTATTTGCTAGTCAACTAATCCTGATCTACAGCATTGATACGGGTAAATGGTCTTACGTTGAGACTACCGCTTCTGCTGTTGCTATTGCTATTACGCCATCAGTTACGCTAGAAGGATTGGATTTATACAGTACCAGTATTGATGCGCTTACAGTCTCGCTAGATGCTCGTCAATGGGCTGGTGGTGATCCTTTATTTGCTGGCGTATCTGGTCAGAAGATCATTACATTCGGTGGCGCTAATAAAACAGCGTCTATAGTCACTGGAGATATTGATATTGGCAGGTCTGTGATTACACTTGCTAGGCCATTGGTAGACGGTGGATCGGCTTCTGTGGCTGTTTCAGCTAGAGCTAACCTATCTGATGCTATTAGCTATACAACGCCTGTAGCGGCTGATACAGAGGGTAGGGCGGCATTGCGATCTGCCGGTAGATATATGCGAGTACAGACTATTCCGTCTGGTTCTTGGTCTACTTGTGTAGGTGTGAATATTGATATTACGCAACAAGGTGGCAGATGACACAGTTTCGTACACTTCCTCCGTTTGGTGGAGATCAGCGAGCTGTCGCAGAGGTGGTTCGTGGTGTTATGGATGGTAAAACCAATAATACCGGATCGTTTACTTTAGCAACTGGCGGCGCATCCTCTACAACTATCTACAATGAGCGCATAGGCTACGACAGCGTTATTCTGCTATCTCCTACGTCTTTGGTTGCTTCAACGTCCTACGTGCCTTATGGTGGCTTTCAGGATGACACAGATCAAACTATTGCTAGTACCACTACTGCTTATCCTATGCTGCTTGGCACTACAGATTACGCACTAGGGACATCAATTGTAGATGGCTCAAAGATTAAAGTGGATTATTCAGGTCTTTGGAATATTCAGTTTAGTTCACAATTTACTAATACTGATTCACAGATTCAAGATGTTAGCATTTGGTTCCGCAAGAATGGGACTGACGTACCTGCATCAAACAGTGAGTTTTCTATCAATAATAGACATGGCTCAACTGATGGCGCTTTGATTGCTGCTCTTAACTTCTTTTTGCCAATGGCAAAGAATGATTATGTGCAGATTATGTGGAGAGCATCTAATGTAACTGTTTCTATGCAGAATATTCCTGCTCAGACTAGCCCTACAAGGCCAGCAACTCCGTCAGTGATTGCAACTATTCAGCACGTATCCTCAAATGGCTACATAACTAATACGTTTGAAGACCCATTCATAAGCTCTACGTCACAAGGTAGCGCAGTTATTTCTCATGCTGCTAATACTGTAGCAAATAGAACGTATGACTATGTTATTGTTGGCTAATGGAAACTAAATACATCTCTCCGCAAGAGCTAAGGTCTTGGTGGCCTTCCGTTAAACCAGGTTTAGAGAATGTTAAAAGTAAAAGCCCTGAAGATTGGATTGTTGAAGATGTTTATGTAGATTGCTATAACGGTAGATCAATGCTTTGGGCTTTGATTGATGAGAGCAGGGTAATTGGTTATTGGGTATTGCAACCAGATGGCGATAAATTGCACGTTTGGGCTGGTTGGTCGTTAGAAAATAGACATGATAATCTCGAAAATGGATTAAAATACATAAAAGAGATTGCACGTCAAGGTAATGCAAAATATATAACATTTTCCAGTCATCGAAAAGGCTGGATTAAGAGGGCTAAGAGTCTTGGATTTAGCCCTAAATTATGGATAAGTGAGGTTTAATATGGGTGGCCCTTCAAGTGCTGAATTTACTCCGACTGAAACAACTCTTGATCCTACGCTGCGTCCTTATGTAGACACAGCGCTTAGTGAGGCAGAGAGGCTTCGTCAAGCTGGTGGCCCTGCTTACTATGGTGGTGAAACCTACGTTAAGCCTAGCGCACAAACTCAGGCAGCATTGTTCTTAGCGCAGCAACGTGCTGGTAAGGGTAGTCCATTGCTCAAAGGCGCTCAAAGTACTGTACAAAGTTTAATGGGTACACAAAGCCCTTATGAGTCGCAATATGCTGGCATGGCAGGTAGAACTAGCGGCTATGGTTCTGTATTCGATCAGATCGGTCAAGCTCAAAGCCCATATCAGCAACAATTTTCGAACCTAGCTCAAAATGCTTACGTTGATCCTAATCAAGCGTTTTATGAATCTATGCGTGGCGGTGCAATGCAGAATGAGGCATTGGCTGGCACTCGTGCAACGTCACAAGGCGCTTACCTTGGTGGCAGTCCGTATCTTGAGGGTGCATTAAGCCAGGCTAATCGTCTGTCTGCTGAGTCTCTGCAAGAGGGAATTCGTGGTCTGCAAAGCAAAACATCAATGGCTGGCCGCTATGGTTCTGGCGCTGAACAGCAATTAGCTGGCAAGATGACTGATGCTGCGGCTAGAGCTTTGGCTGAACAGAATCAACAAGCCTATCTGCAAAACTACCAACAAGAGCGTGGCTTGCAAGAACAAGCATTGCAATCTCTTGGTGGTCTGTCGCAACAAGGCTTTGTCAATCAACTTACAGGCGCTCAAGGTCTTGGCACTGCTGCACAGCAAGCCTTTGCTAACCAGATGGGTGCTACACAAGCGGCTCAAGGTGTTTACGGCTCTGATCTTGCTAATCGTATGGCTGCGGCTCAAGCAGGTCAGAATGTCTACCAGAGTGACTACGCTAACCAAATGGCTGCACTGGCTGGCGCTCAAGGCGTAAGAGGCGAGGATATAGCTACACGTATGCAAGCTGCTGGTATGGCTCCTGGCCTTGCTGCTGCTGACTATGCTGATATTGATAGGTTGCTTGCTGCTGGTCAAGTTGGCGAAGGTTATACGGCTGCTCAACAAGCGGCTGATAAGGCTCGCTACGACTACACAGCTAATCTTCCATACCAAACGCTGCAAAACTACGGTGCATTTATCACTGGCTTGCCGCGTGGTGGAATTACCACAGAATACGTTGCGCCTCAAACAGAAGCAGAAAAAGCTGCTACTGCCGCTAGAAATACAGATATGCAAGGCAGAGATTGGACTTCTGCAATTAAAAAATAAGGAATATTATGGC